CGACGACGCCGAGCCCATCGACCCAAAGAGCTGAGCGCCGAACTCCGCAAGGACAACTGGCTCATGCTCCAGTTCGGAGTCGCCAAAGAGCTAGGCAAGTCCCTGCGCGAGGTCCGCGCCTCAATGACCGCCGAAGAACTGATCGGCTGGAGCGCCTACTTCCAGATCCTCAACGAGGACCAGCAGAAAGAGCTAGACAAAGCTAAACGCCGCCGCTAACCCCGGCGGCTTTTTTCTCGCGTACACTGGTAAAACAGGACTCAGGCGCCGGTGGCCAACTACAACGCCAACATCAACATCACTGTTGCTGGTGCATCGCGCCTGAACGCAGTAACAGCATCCGTCGAACGCTTAAATAACTTAAGCCAGAATCTAAAACCACTAAATTTACTTGCACCCGGCGGCGGAAAGCTGGGCGACTCAATTCGCCTAGCGATAAAACCGATCAACGATTTTGCTCGCAGCGTACAGAACGGTAACAAACAAGTCTCCAATACTTTTGCTGGCGCAGTCCAACAAGCAAACGTATTTCGAACCGTTCTAGAAAACGTAAAAGTAGCTGCAGGCGGTTACGAAAAACAGTCTGCGTCAGTAAAACTATACGCCAGTGCTCTTGCTCAAGCCGAAAAACAGGCTACTCGACTTTCTGCAGCCCAAAATGACCTAGCGCGGACCGCGAAAGGTTTACAGCCCCAAGCAGAACGCGATCTTGAGTATTACCGTCGTGTAAATGCTATTCAAAGCGGCCGCTTACGCCAACAACGTGAGCTTGCCGCTGCAGAATTTATGCAGCAAAAAAGAGCAGAAGATTTTGAGCGTCGCTTAGGAATAATCCGCGAACGTAACGCAGCACGAGAAAAGCAACAAGCGAGAACCAGAGAAGCAACAAGTAATGCGATCATCGGTGGCGCCTTTCCGTTACTGTTTGGCCAAGGCCTAGGCGCATCCGTAGGCGGCGGCCTTGGAGGCTTTGCCGGTGGTCTAGCAGGAGGTCAGCTGGGTTTTGGTCTATCCCTCGTTGGAACAGCTATCGGCTCTGCTTTAGACCAAACAATCCAGTCAGCCCAAGACTTCGCTAAGTCGATTCGGGCAGGTGGAGATGCAGCCTCTTACCTAGAGCAACGTCTTGGTTATTTAAATCCAACTATAAAAACACAACTTCAAAATTTACAACAGTCTGGACAAACTGCAGCGGCTGCCGAACTTGCATTTAAGCAGTTAGCTAATACGATGGGGGAAGAAGGTGCATCCGCTTTTCTTGAAATTGGAAAACAATCTGAACAAACAGCACGTTCTTTAGGTATAGTTATAGATAGATTTGTCGGTGCTGGTTTCGCTGTAAATAAATTCTTTCAGGAGGCAAAGTTCGGTAAGGGTCGATCATCACTTGATTTACTCCCTCAACAGCTGCGTCCCACACTTACTCCTGCAGCACCGGCAGAAACAGCAGCTGCAACACAACGTACCGCTCAGCTTAACCGTAGTAACGAGTTGCTGCGTTTACAGGTGCAGTTAACTAGTATCAGCGCTCGTACAGATCTCGAACGTTACGTTACTCTTCAAAGACAAACTGCACAGAAAGAATATGAAAACGAACTAACAAAAATTAGCATCCAACTCAAAAATAAGGAAATCAACCTCGCGCAAAACGAACAACTTATCCGTGGTGCAAACTTAAAATTATCCGTACAGCTAGGCGAAATCGAACGCAACCGTGTTGAGGAACTGGCGCGGCGCCAAGAAGAAGCCCGTCGCGCAGCCGAACAAGCTGCGGATAAAGCTAAACAACAAGAAGTAAAAAGACTTACACTTGAAAGTAGTATTCTAGGTGTGTATATTGACCAAGTAAAAGCACGTGTAGAACAAGAAAAACTACTTAATGGCGAAGAAGCAGGCCTAAACGCGCTTTTAAAAGTACAAGATACTATAAACGAAACAGGTTCTGTTGCTTTAGACAAGGAACGTAGAGCAGCGCTACTGGCGGCAGATACAGCAGTTGAATACCAACTAATCAACAATCTTTACAGTAGACGAATTGATCTGCTCCAAAGGCAAAATGACATCGAAAAAGAACAAGCTAAAAGACGGCGGGATCAAATTTTCTTTGAGCGCTTTGGCCTTGTAGACGCAGTAACAACTGCCGGCAAGCGTGCTGGAGAAAGCGCGTTCGGTAATGCACCAGGGGCGGCCGGCGGCGCCGGAGCTTTCCGCACAGACATCAATTTGATGCCTGGGTTGACCAACGGCGTCATCGGTGAACAGTTTGCACTACTTAAAACTGAACTAGAAGAACTTGTAAAAGTTGAAAACCAAGTAATCGAAGCCGCCAAGAGCATCGGCGACGCCTTCGGCACCTCCCTGAAAGGCGTCATCACTGGCACAATGACCGCCCAAGAAGCACTAGCCAACTTCTTCCAGTCGGTAGCCGATCATTTTGCCGACATGGCAGCCCAGATGATCTCCAAGTGGATCCAGATGCAGATCCTTGGCCTGGCACAAAGCCTGTTACCCGGCGGAAGCAGCATCTTCCCTAGAGGCGTCGATAACTTCAGCAGTTTCTTCGGTGCTGGCGGCCCTTCCTTCTCAGTAGGGGCTTTCGGTGGTGCCCGCGCCGCCGGTGGCCCGGTCGCTTCTGGTTCGACCTACATGGTCGGCGAACGCGGCCCCGAACTCTTCGTGCCCTCCAGCAGCGGCACGATCGTCCCCAACCACATGCTCGGCGGTGGTGCCGTCAACGTCGTCGTAAACGTAGACGCCAAGGGCAGTAAAGTGGAAGGCGACAACGCCAACGCAAACCAACTGGGACGCGTCATCTCGGCCGCAGTCCAAGCCGAACTCGTCAAGCAACAACGCCCAGGCGGCATCCTCGCCAACACCCGCTGATGGCAACCTTCCCTTCCTATAACCCCGTCTACTCTGCTACAAAGCGGAGTGAGCCTCGTACACGCAGCACGCGGTTTGGTGACGGCTACGAACAGCGCCTACTGTTTGGTTTACATCAAAACCCCAAGGAATGGACACTGACGTTCAGTCTTTCCGACACCGAGGCGGACGAAGTAGAGGCATTTCTAGACGCTAGGGCCGCAGATTCCCAGTCCTTTGACTGGACTCCTCCCGACAGCCTTACAAGCTACAAATGGGTATGTTCCAGCTGGACACGCGAAATGTTCGAGTTTCAGCGCAGCAAAATTGACGTCACCTTCCGCGAGGTCTACGAACCATGAGCACCATCGTCACCAGGGTCGGCAAAGGCAGTGCGCTGACGCACGCTGAGGTCGATGCCAATTTCACAAATCTAAACAATGCTAGTCAAACAGTATTTGTCTCGGCTGGGGCAACGCTGACGAACCAGCCAGTTGCGCTTTCCGACTTTAGCGCGGCCGGTTCTAGCTGGTTCCCCTTAACAACCTTGGATAGGTATAACAGGGCCAGGCTTAACTGCTATGTTGCCACTGCTTCGGCAAGCGTCAACACGCCAAGACTGTTTATCCAGTACAGCGTAGATGCTGCCACATGGGTCACTGTGGGTAGCGGTACTGGAAGCGACGCTGTTTCCCTTAGTTCTACGGGATGGATACTTACCAACTGGATTACCCTGCCCGCCGGAGCCGTTGGTACTAACATTTATTTTCGCGTTGCAATGGAAGGCGGCAACGCAGCAGCCGACCCAGTTGTTCGCGGATTATCGATGTCATTTGAATGGGCGTAAAGAGGTAATAACTGATGGCGCTCGCTGATCTTTACGTTGACGCTGGCTACTGGGGCTTCGACTACGCGGTCGGAGAATCTCCAACCCTGCCAGTATCCGAACTTCAAGGCATAGCGCCGTCCGCCGTCATCGAGTTATTTGAGCTACAGCTCAATGCTGCCCAGCACGGCGTCAGCGAAACCTACCGCTTCCATGCCGGCAGCAACCTCAACGCCAACGGCCAGCTGGTGTGGAGTGGCGTCAATTATCTGCGGTTTCCGGTCGAGGCCGAGGGATTTGAGTACAGCGGCAACGGCCAACTACCTCGACCAAAAGTACGGATCAGCAACATCCTTGGCACGATTACCGCAATCCTGCTGAGCCTACCCAGCGGACTCGAAGGCGCCAAGGTGACGCGCATCCGCACACTTGCTCGATACATTGACGGCGCTAATTTCCCCGGTGGAACCAACCCCTACGGCACGCCGGACCCTACCGCTGAATTTCCACGGGAAATCTATTACGTTGATCGCAAGACAACTGAAACCCGCGATCTTGTCGAGTTTGAGCTGGCGGCAGCATTTGACTTAGCTGGCGTTCGAGCGCCAAAGCGCCAGTGCATCGCCAACATCTGTCAGTGGGTCTACCGATCGGCGGAGTGCAGCTACAGCGGCAGCAACTACTTTGACGCCAACGACAACAGCGTCGCCACACTGGCACTGGATGTTTGCGGCAAGCGGCTGAGCAGCTGTCAGGCGCGGTTTGGCGCTACCGCTGAACTGCCGTTCGGATCGTTCCCTGGCATCGGGACATACTTCGCATGACCTGGCGCGACGCAGCACTGGAGCACGCCAAAGCCGAGGACCCACGCGAGGCCTGCGGTTTGCTGGTTGTCGTCAAGGGCCGCGAACGCTACTGGCCATGCCGCAACCTGGCCGCCAGTCCTGATCAGTTTTTTCTGCTGGATCCCAACGACTGGGCGGCTGCGGAGGACGAAGGCGAGATCCTGGCCGTTGTCCACAGTCACCCGGTCACACCGCCACATCCGTCACCTGCCGATCGCGCAGCCTGTGAGGCGTCAGGGCTGCCCTGGCACATCGTCAACCCCAAGACAGGAGCATGGGGCAGCTGCGAGCCGTGCGGCTACCAGGCGCCGCTGATCGGCCGCGAATGGGTGTGGGGCGTGCATGACTGCTGGACACTGGTGCGCGACTGGTACGCCGAGCAGGGAATCGAACTGCGCGATTG